TGTCTCACGAATTTTTAGGAAGTCGTCTTCGTTTCTGAGGACAACCTCAACCATGTTTTCTGTCATCTCTGCCACCCTTTTGTAATGTAATTTTTATTTGGGTCAATTGTTCAGGTGTTAGGATGGCGAGTGCTTGGCGTGCTTTAGTATCATTGTAACCAAAGTATTCTTTAACGATCAACACATCACCATCATTATCTTTCTTTGACCATTTAGCGAATCGCTTCTTGGGTCTGATGATATTTAGTAAAAAGTCGTATTGTAAAAGATTATCAAGGTGATGGCGTGTGTTCATCTCGTTTGCGTAGAACACCGTGTCGTTATGATACGACAAAGCACGATTGGTTAGGAATGGACTGTATGACTTCTCTGCGATCTTATCGTTGGCAGTGCCACGCATCAAATCCTTTTTGGTTTGATTGATCGAGTTGGTAAAGTCAAACGGATTCACTTTGCTCATAGGTTATTACTCTTTTTCAAGTTATCTTTCCATGGCAACATTTGCAAATTTTCTTTTTGTGTTAACTCGTCAGCAGTCATACCGACCACCCAACCATAATGAACTGGTATGATGTGGTCAAGTTGGTATCCATTTTCAACGCCTGCCAATGTTCTTGGATAATCATTTGGGTTTATTTCTTGCTTGTATTCAGTATACACTTTTTCTGTCAATACATCAACCTGTTTTCTAAATCGTTGGTACTCTGGAGTGTCTTCATTCCAGTTTGGATGATCCGCCCCTGAGACATAGTTACCGTTTCTGGATTGTCCTCTCTGTTTTGAGGAGTAACTGGCAATTCTTGGGTCGTCAGAAGTCAACCCTTTGTTCCACGGAGTAGAACCAACAGCATTAGTATTTCCTTTTGCTGAAACAGATTTTTTCTTTCTTGTTTCTGCAGATTCTGGTCCAGTTTTCAATCCTTTGTTCCATGGAGAGGTTCCTTTGTTTGCTTCAGATATTTTTTTCCTCGTTTCCCCAGTTGGGGACATTCTTTGGAATGTTTTTCTTCCAGGAATAAATCCATTTCCAGGGCAATCAATAGACCGTTTATTGATGACACCATTATTCCACCACTTTGCGTTTTTTTGCACCATAGAATTTCTCCTTTATTCTATTTATACAAGTCTGCTTTTGTGGCGATTATTTGAACTCAGCGGAAACCATAATTTCAGTTAGCATTGCGGTAACATTTATTTCTTGGTCGGCGCAAAATGCACTTTTGAATTGGTAATCCGCCAAAATTACTACCACTTCTGGCACACTTGATGGGACCAAAAGGTCATGCAATGATTCGTAGAACTTACGAAAGAATGGTGCAACATCACCATCAATATTCTGTCCAACCCATTTACGAACGGCAGTAAACTCTTTGTTCTTCAACGCATCAAACAATGTCTTCAGATTTGCGTCAGACTGCGAAACAAGAATACCAGAGTCGATCCGACCAGTAACGCTGTAACGCTGAAGCTCGTTAAGAATGCGACGATTATCAGGAAAATGTTTAGTGATGAGTTCAGCAACAACCTTCTGTTCATATTCAATCCCTTCCTTCTCTAGAATCTTTTCAACTCTTTTGAAGAACTGTCCTGCCAACTTTGGTTTGTCGGCGTTCCGCAACTTGAATTCGACAACGGAGCATCGAGAGTGAAGAGGTGCGATGATTTTATTAACAAAATTGCAAGTAAGTATAAAACCACAATTAGCAGAATACTCTTCCATAAAATTTCGAAGAGCAGGTTGAACAGTTTCTGCATTAAGGTAATCAGCCTCGTCAAGAATAACATACTTACGACCTCCAGAAAGCGACATACTGGAAGCAAAGTTTTTGATCTTAGTGCGCAGTGTGTCGATAAGACGACCTTCGTCTGAACCATTGATTACAATATAGTCTGCTCCGATTTGATCCAACATTGCTTTAGCAACAGTTGTCTTACCGATTCCAGCAGAACCAGTGAGCAGTAGATTAGGGATGTTTCCATTGTCAACGAATGTCTGAAATGTTTTCTTTAGATCATCAGGGAGAATCGTATCCTCAATGGTATGAGGACGATACTTCTCAACCCATAAAAATTCTTCACGCATAATATAAAACCTCACAATTATAAATAGTTGTGTACCACGGGACGGCAATCCCTGTACACTCTAACACTTTCACGGAGTATCAGCATGTCTATTTATCGTCAAAACCTCATTAACTATTGGCGTCAATGGTATCCTGAATGGGAAATTCCCAAAGGATTCCATGTACATCATATTATACCTCAATCCTGTGGCGGAAGCAACCACCCTTCTAATTTAATTGCTCTGCATCCAGATGATCATGTTGCTATTCATAAGAATAGGGGTGATAGATTTGCTGGGAACATTATCAGCACTATCGGCAGAACGCTTACAGAAGAAACCAAAAGAAAGATGTCCGAAGCAAAGAAGGGAAAGAAACGCACAGAAGAAACCAAAAGAAAAATATCAAACGCACACAAAGGAAAGAAGTTTTCTTCCGAACATAAAAAGAAAATTTCTGATGCTGGGAAAAAACGGAACCATTCTAAGGAAACCAAACAGAAAATGTCTGCATCTAAAATAGGATCAACCCTTTCAGATAATCATAAAAAGAGAATATCAGATTCGCATATTGGGTTGAAACATTCAGAAAAAACCAAACAAAAAATGTCTAGGGCGAGGAAAGGAATCCCTCGCCCTAAATTTGCATGTCGCATATCAGATAGAAAAGAATTTGATGCGACAACTTGGTCAAGATACAACTAAGGATTGATTGTTTCGTAAAGTGCCTCTAAATCTTCATTCTCCATCTTCACCTGCTGAAGATTTTGCTTATGATAGATTCGTGCCATCTTACTTACATATTTCTTTGGAACATCCGTTTCATCTTGAACAACTTGAAGAATGTCTTTGATATGATCCTTCTCTGCATCAATACGAGTCATGGAGTCAGAGATTTGATGCAGTGCTTCACGGATCTTCTTCTGTGTATTTGGATCACTCGGAATTGCGATATTAGCCATTGTACTTAGATCCTGTTTCGGTTGCAACCCAGTACTCAACAGTATCACCCTTGAAGTGAGAGATACCACGCTGAGAAATCTTCACATCATAGTCCTGCGCCATAAACTTCAGATTCTCTACCTTGAATACAAAGTCAAACTCAGCAGAGGCAGACATACGCAGATCATGCGAGAACTCATTAGAGGTAGGATTCTTGGTATCGGTAGCAACCAGATGTACATGACCAGTCTTACCACGAATTACAACTTCAGGCAACGCCAACTGATTGGCAGCATTTACAACCTTCTTTAGATCAGCATGAAGCAAACGGAAATGTACTTCGGTGCTTGGCAGTTCCAGATTCTTTTCTGGTGGTTGAGTAACCATAGAAGGATCAGTGTAAGTATAACGAGAGGAGTTGTTACCTTCGCTGATTGTTACTGCCTTTTCAGCAAAGTCATATTCGCCATCTTCGAACAGACTAGCAAGACCGAGGAACTGATTCAGTTCATAGACCGCAAATGCCTGTGGGAAAGATTCACTAACAACTGCCTGTGCCAGAATATTCTTCTGCTCAGATACAGTGCGCAGTACATTACCTGCCTTCACTGAGATCGACGGATTAATCGTCGAAAAGTTCTTCAAAATATCAAAAGTTTGATCACTGATTTTCATTATCTACTTCCTTTGTGTTTTCAAGATCATGAATATAAAGAGCAATTATAGCATAGTGGAGTGTTTTAAGCAAGTCTTTTCTTGCGTCATCGGCAGATCCTTTCTTACCATACCGCTGAGCATACTTCAAAACATTACCCAAAGCGAAACCCATACCATGTCCACTGTCAATTACAAACTCAGTTGTTTGAAATTTGTTTCGACTGTAATGACCACCATAAGTTGAATCAATATAGTCCATCAATTCCTGCACTAAGGCAGGTTCATTATATTTAAATTCCATATCACTTCTTCATCTTAGCAATTTGATTTGGATCTGCTGTAGCAGTAGCACCAACTGCTGCTAGGTCAGCAAGAGAACCACCGAAAGTATAAGAACCAGTATGCTGGAGTTTCATCCATGGTGCCATCCAAGTTTCAACACCAATCTCACGCATCCACTGACAGAACATATAGTCCTCAGACAGATAACGCTTAGACTTCTCATCAATCAGTGCCTGAAAGTACATATGAATCTCACGAGTACCATCAAAGTGCTTCGTGCGTACATGATCAGGCAGATAAGAATACTCAGGATATGCCTTGTTAAACTTCTCAAAGGCAGAGCGAGCAATCATCATAAACCCAGTGCCACCTTCAAGTACACTAACTGGTTCATCAATACGAATCTCTTTCTGACCATCAGCAGGATTGAATACAAAGTCACCAACAAAGCGATCCAGTACAGAAGGATCTTCGTCAGCAAAACCTTTATCGACTGCTCGTTTGATCTTTTCCCAAGCAATGGTTTTCTTAGGATATGGACCACACATAATTTCTTTTGGATTCTCTTCTTCAGGATCCATCAGAGCAGCGAGAGTCAGAACATCATTCGGATCAAACCCAATGTCACTATCAATGAACATCAGATGCGTATAATCAGAACGCATGAATTCATCCACGCAGTAGTTGCGAGCACGAGTAATCAGTGATTCATTAAACAGATAGAAGAACTTACAATCCATTTCATAATGGGTGGTAAGTTTGGCGAGGTCGGCAGTACTCTTAGTGTACATGCCATGACAGTTGCCACCATACATTGGGGTGGCAACAAAGATCTTGCGCTTACGCAGATCGGAAAGATCAATCGTTAGTTCCATAATAACTCCATGTTATAGTTCAAATACAATTATATACTCAATGGAGTATTTAGTCAACTTAAATCAAAAATTCGCCAAGTTTCTAACGGATCTGCAAAATTATCATACCGATTCTGTGCATAGGGATTGTTCAGAATCATACCCATTGCACCACCAATCTCATTATAGACTTCTTGCTTTGCTGCTGCAATCATCTCATCAACTTGTTCTTTTGTATATACTGCCCAATCGTTCATTCGAATTCCTTTGTAATTGTATCACCCATCTGTTCTGCTTTCTTTTTGAAGGCATTGTCGAAAGTCTTTGCTTCTAGATCTTCAGGCAGGTGGCGTTCTTCCCATTCTTTCTGATCAGCAAGTTCTTTTTGATTCATAGATTCATCATACTCATAACCGATATGTTGACCTTCTTTGAAATGATACCCAACTGCCTTTAGGAAGTATTCAAACTCTTCAACAAGTTCGTCCATCGACATATCAGGAGTCGGAATAGAGAATACAACCTTGCGTGGACGACCGCCAAACTCATCACCCTTGTACACATACTCAAACTGAATGTGACCGTACTTACTTTCGTCTTCCATTTTCTAATTCCTCAATTCTATCGGATGCTTCTTCTAATAGGTCTGCGATACGGTCTGGAGCACCTTCTTGCACACTTTTACGATCTTTGATGTTACGTCGAATTTCTGCTCTTTTGCGTAGTCTAAACACTAGACTTTGTTCGCTTACTGGTAAATGGCTTTCGTCTTCCATCACACACCATCCTTATGCAGTTGTTCAATCTTTTCCATCACAGCAGCAAGATCCGCCATGTCTTTCGCAGACATAATCTGTTTGATCTCAACATCCAACGATACCTCATCGAATGCTTTAATCGTACCAAGTACAATATCAGATTCGTCATCATAGATCTGAAACTCGGTTGGGAAAACTTTAAGTGCCATTATTCGATTCCGAAATGTTTGTTTATAGCAACAACAGGATGGTCACAGTTATACTCAAACCCATCTTCAAACCTAACACGATAGGTCGACAAAATGTCAACACATTCCTGCACGATCAACTTAGCAAACTTCTCTTCATCAAAACTTGAGTAGGCAAAGTCTAAAGGATAACTTCTGTAGTACATTCCAGCCTGTTCAGCAAGTTCTTTGATTCGTTTGTTCATTGTTATTCCTTATTTCATCAAGTAATGCATCAATGCATCGTGCAGATCTGGTTCACCACCAAAGAAAATAATCAGCAACACAATTCCAATTATGAGAGCAGCATCAGCCATGTTATTCCTTATAAGCAACCAGTGCTTGGAGTGCTTCCCACTGACCGTATGTCAATGAAAATAATTGGTAGTGCTTGGAAACAACGGTTGATACATCAAACCCTTCTCCGTTTCCCCACTCAGTGACTTCAATATAATCACCTTCATCAGCAAAGACATCATATGGTTTCAGTTCTGCGAACTTTGCCTTTCGTTGTTTGATTTCAATACTCATTTATCTATCTCCGTGTTCTTTTGTTTCAGTTTGGCTTCGATGGCTTCTGCAAATTCAAGGATTTCGTTGGGGGATAAAAACATCTGACGACCATCCCACGGATCTCCACCAAAAATACTGTGTCCAGTAACACGCTCCCACTCGAATGCAACCTCATCGTCGTCCGTCAACCCTACCCATTCACGCTTTGGCAGTGCGGTGTAGAGTGGCGTGTCGTCTGGCAAAGGCTCACTCAACCACTCAATACCGCCCATGCCTTTATTTACGATTGCCACAGGATCATGTTCAGTTTGTTCGTTCATTCCTATACCTCCTTGTTTAATTTTTTCTTCAAAATCCCACGCTCTTTTCGTCTGAGGACTTGTTTATTGTAGGCGTTGTATGCAGTACATCCACCTGGATCACCTTGTTTTCCCCAGAGATCATGTCCTGTATGTTTATGCTTTTGATCTTTGTGATGTTTCGTTCGGCTCATTCTTCTACCTCCACCCATTTATCTTCGGATTGGACACGCTTCCAGCTGTCAGTTGTTATCCAGCAGAGTTGACCTTTGTAGTCAATCCAAGCATATAGCTTGATCTTCTTGGTGGTTTTCTTGATGCGATAGTCATAATGTAAAAAGTCAAAGGTTGGGGAACCATTCCAAAACCAATCCAATTCGTCATCATCCCGCAACCGCTGCTCAACCTCACCACCATCAGCGTAATGCTGCATAACCTTGATTGCTTCAAGTGTTTCTTCTCTAGTCATTATTCATCTCCACAAACTCACCGTCCTTTACTTCAAAGGAACGAATCATACCATTCGCACGAACATAGGCACGACCACCATCGATCATATTACCATTCTTCATCATTCTAAAGTCATGACGGTGCTGAGAATAAACCAGATCACCATTCAGGTCTTCGACCATAGCAAAGGTCTGTCCTTCAATGGCATCAGCGTTGGTGATCATTAGTTTGCCACTGAGATCTCCACTGAAATCTGGTTTTGAATACAGACCAAAGTACCGATTACCAAACTCAGGATGAGGAGTTTCACGATAGAAG